CGAAGGCACCACGTTCTGCATCGCGCTGAACATGGTCTCGATGCGGCCCGGGTAACGTTTATCCCAGTCGCGCAGCATATCACCAATCACCTGACGCTGCAGGTTCGGCTGGGAGCCGCACAGGTTGCAAGGAATGATCGGGAAGGCTTTCGCCTCAGAGAAACGCTCGATATCCTTTTCGCGGCAGTAGGCGAGGGGACGGATCACAATGTGCTTCCCGTCGTCGCTCATCAGCTTCGGTGGCATGCCTTTCATTTTGCCGCCGTAGAACATATTCAGGAACAGCGTCTGTAAGATGTCATCGCGGTGGTGACCAAGCGCAATCTTGGTCGCGCCCAGCTCGGTGGCCGTGCGATAGAGAATGCCCCGACGCAGACGAGAGCAGAGCGAGCAGGTGGTTTTACCTTCCGGGATCTTCTCTTTAACAATGCCGTAGGTGTTTTCTTCGACAATTTTGTACTCAACGCCCAGCTTCTCGAGGTATTCCGGCAGGATATGCGCCGGGAAGCCCGGCTGCTTCTGATCCAGGTTGACGGCCACTAACGAAAAATTGACCGGTGCGCTTTGCTGAAGATTGCGCAGGATTTCGAGCAGGGTGTAGCTGTCTTTGCCGCCAGACAGGCAGACCATGATGCGGTCGCCTTCTTCAATCATGTTGAAATCCGCAATGGCTTCACCGACGTTGCGGCGCAGACGCTTTTGCAGTTTGTTGAGGTTGTACTGGTCTTTCTTAGTAATTTCTTGATTTTGTTGCATTTATTCTTTACTCAAATATCAAATGGGGCACCAGTGGGGCAAAATGCTTTTAAAGCGCCAGCTTCGAGTTCAGCATCGCCACCTGATCGCTGTTCATCTCTTCAATCCATTTAGCATAGATTTCATACACCATCTGCGCATTTTCGTGCCCCATCTGACTGGCAATAAAAGACGGGTTAGCGCCTGCTGATAATAACCAGCACGCGAAAGTGTGCCGTGTATGGTACGGATTGCGGCGACGAATACCAGCACGTTTTACAGCAGAGTCCCAGCGAGCGCCAATACTGCTCAGAGAGTAGTACGGTTTCTGGACACCTTTCCTCACCCTGGGCACGAAAACAAAATGCACATTCTGCTTTTCATTCAGCCCATATTCACGATGGTGATAGGTGATCTCCGTTTTGGGAAACAACGCAGTCAGTTCACTCTGTTCTTTAAGAGCTTCTATTGCAGGGGTAAGCAAGGTCACTGTTCGGATCCCTGCATCTGTTTTGGGCGGGACGAACATTCCCAGCGCATTCAGGTTTCGCCGGACATGCACGGTGCCGTGCACCAGATCGACATCTTCCCAGGCAAGCGCAGCCAGTTCTCCATGCCTCAGCCCGGAGTAAATGGCAAACTGCCACATATTTCCTTTTTGCCCATGGTTGGCTGCCATCAGTTGATCGAACTCTGCCCGGGTCAGAGGGTCAGGTTTGGGCCTGCTCTTCTGTAGTTTCTTTATACCCGAATATGCCTTTTCTGAGGTGAATCCTGACCGGTGAGCGAATCTCAAAAGAGAGCAGAGCAGGGAGATATAGTTATCGACGGTTCTTACGCTGCGACCGATCTTATTGGGGCGAATATGTACGGCATACATTGTCTGCCCCTCAAGCAACTCCGTTCGATAGCGCAGTACGTCATTGTGCTTTATCTCACGAATGAGAGTGTCAGCGCCGACTACGGCCACGATGGTTTTTAGCTGCGATGCCGTTTTGCGCAGGGTATTGGCGCTTAACTCGATTTTACGGTGAGTTAACCAAGTATCGACGAGTTCACCGAATAAACGTATCTGCACGGTGCCGGAGGTACTTTCTGCCTGCTTTGACTCAGGAAAACGGGTGAGGTAATCAAACTCTCCCAGCGAAATCTCACTGACAATGACCGTCCTTAACTGGCCTGCTTTCTTAATATTAGAAGGGGTGGGGATCCACCCCCTCAGCAGTTCACGGCAGCGCTTACCTTTATACATGAACCAGATGCGGATGCTTTGACCGCGAAGCTCCACGCCCGGTGGTAAGTCTGTCATTTATGCGTCCTGTATTAGCTGGTTAATCTTTGGGTAGTTGTACCAGGTTATCCCGCGAGATGTCTTAATGCCGGTAGGGGAATGCCGTTTAAAATGAATCCCTTCAATCCAGCACCCCTGGCGGTATTGTTCAATCTGGCGGTTATCCAGACCGGTCTTTGCCGTCAGCCTCTCTGCTACAACCCACTCTTCGGTAAAAATCACCTGTGCCATCTTTCACCTCAGGTAACCGGCATCAGTATAAAGATGCCGGGAAAGTGTTAGTGATATTTCAATATCAGGCGATCTGCCCGGGTAAGGATCGCAGGCGGCGCATGCCAGTCATCGCAGTGGCCACGTAGCTCGCTTTCCGGTTCACCACCTCCACCCAGACCTTCACTCCTTCCACCCGTACCGTGTACGTCTCTTTCATCCGGCTGCGCCCGTAGTTTCCGTACCGCTCTTGATGGGCCGCCAGGGCGATTTCGCAGGCCTGACGCGCCAGCGGTGACTGTGTGCTGCGGTTAATCAGTCGCATGGTCATCTCCTTCGATACGCTTAAACTCGATCACCCAGACCCACGGGTTGGCCTGCCAGCTGCCGTCGCCGTAAATTGACTCCCACAACCAGGAAAAAACTTCACGCGCGTCATAGCTTGCGCCATCGAAATATTGATCCCCTTGGTTAAGGCAATAGCGGCCAGTGGCGGGCAGTTTTATCAGACCTTCTCGGGCTGCATCTGCCTGGCTGATACTGTTCAGGCGTTGAACGCCAATATTGGCGATCTCCAGCAGAATGCGGCTGGCCCAGCGCGGCATGTGGATGGATGGCGTCCACTTTCCATACGGGCTGTTGCCGTCGGCTGCATACAGCAGAGCTGAGCAACCAGCTGGCTCGTCTTGGTCAGGTACTGTGCTGAACGTCTCGCGCACCCAGATGCGATCGCCTGGCTTACCGAACGGACTATTCCAGTAGTTGCCCGCCGCCAGTTCTCCGGCCAATTCGTTTCCAGCTAACTCACAGCCCATGTTCTTATCGATTACCGGGAATTTAACCGGGCGCCGGGTCTGCGTCTTCCGGCCGTCCAGAATCGCCCGCACCATCTGACCGTTAAAAATCATTCCGCGCTCAGTCATTCCAGGCCTCCAGCTCGTTCTCAATTTCTTCGTCGATCTCGTCGTTGGTGGCATCCTCATTGAGATAGCTCAGGGCTTCTTTCAGGTAATGCTCTCGACGGCTATTGTCGTACCAGACTGAAAACTCGGGAGACCAGCCGGTGTCATCACCATTTTCAGCGAAAAAATCATGCATCGCGTTGTTGTAGGCCAGACGGTCCACCATGCAGTCAGCTGTTGTAAGCGCAATGCCACGGATGAAATCGCGAAGGTGATGTTTACGCCACCATGGACTTACTTTCGAATCGCAACGGCTTTTAAACTCAACTTCCCAGCGGCGGATACAGCGTGCATTTAATGATTTGCTCATGTCATTACCGGGAGGGCGAACCCTCCCGCCTCCCTTAGGCCACGTATTCCGGTTTCATATCTGCCAGGGTGATGCTGAACTTATCGTGCAGCTCGTCGCCCAGGTGACGTTTTGCCGACGCCAGTACGCGTTCAGCTTCCTCGAAGCGCTCGGCACCATCCGGTTCTCCGGGCTGCGGCAGGGAGTTGATCGCCGCCTCGACCCGGTTATACGCATCCACCAGGTGGTAACGCTTCACGGCCTTGTTTTTCAGCTCGGTATACAGGGCCGAACCCAGCGTGTTTTTGGCAGTTTCGATATCGGCCCGAACTGCTTTGGCGTTATCTACGTCCTGCGCGGACTCAATGCGATCCCTGAAATCATCGGCCATAGCATCGACGTTGGCGGCTGATTCCCGCGTGCTGTAGGTTGTTGTTACAGTGTCACTGTGGATGTCAGCTAAGTTAACGCGCTGCGGTGCCGGATTGATCTCCTTCTCGGTGCGCGGTTCAACTTCATCCGGGCTGTAGACGCCGAGGATGACCTCAGGGCAGTACAGGCGCGCCCAGTACTTCACCGCGAGATAGGCGATCTGCTGCTTGGGTGCCGTTTTCCACAGTGGGGAGTTCCGGGTGGTAATGTCAGCCAGGTAAATATTCTCGCCCCAGGTGATATCCGTCTCGCCGCGCAGAACAGCGCCAACCCGGACAAACAGGCCCAGCTCATCGCGGCCGTCTTTCTTACCGGCGATCTTTTCCCAGTCGCCGCCGTATTCGTAATGGAAACGGCCCACTATGGCGCTTGAACTGGAGATAACTGCGTTTACCAGCTGCGCTTCGTAACCCAGCACGCCGTTAACCAGGTGCGTTTTCTGGGCGACCGCGTAAGGATTCATGCCCCACTGCATGGCCTGCATGACGATCGCCATGCAGTCAGCTGGTTTACCCGCTAGGTGTTTTGGTACGGTAACGGCAGACTGTGCCATCAGCTCGGCAAAGGCGGTCAACTGGCCAAGTGCCTGCACGTTAAATACTGCATTGCTGGCAGAGATGGTGTTCGGAGTCTGCTCAGCAGCGATAATGTTGGTGTTTTGCATGGTCATTCTCTCCATTAAGCCAGGCGCAGCGCTTCAAGGCGGCGCAGGTCGAAGTCGTTCAGTTCGTCGGTGTAGTCTTCGGTGATCGGCGCTGGCCACACGCCAGTGTCGAAAGCGTTAGCGATGCGATTCATGGTCTGGCGATACTCGAGCATGCCCAGCTCAATCAGTTCTTCGCTGGCCTCAACGATGGCGATCCAGTGATAACCCTCGTCTTTGTTAACGAAAATCCAGAAGAACTGATCCAGCGCCGCGGTGTTCATGTACATTGCCGCGCTGAGGTGATAATCGCGGTCGATGATTTCACGGTGCAGTCGAGAGCGCAGGCCGGACTGCTTCACGTTCCACATGCTGATGGTTTTCAGGTCGGCACCTATGCGCACCGCCTCGATGTCGATCTCCAGATCAGGGCGTACGCGGATTTCCAGCCCGGTCTCTTCGTCGATACCGAAATAGCTCGTCTCAACAGCGCGATCAGGGTGCAGCAGCAGCTTGCCGGCAGTCGGGTGCTCGTGCAGTGCTTTCTGAATGGCCAGCGCCGTTTGCATCTGCTGCTGGGTAACAAGAATCTTGTCGCCTGGGTTCTCGCGCCACGCATCCAGCAGTTCGTCAGCGAATACCGCATCCGGCTTAACGGACTTCACCGCCTGGATCATTTCCGCTTTGGTGCCTGACACTTTCAACGGTGCCGTTTTCTGCGCTTCCTGCGCCACCAGGTCAGGGTTGATGATCGCCAGCTGCTCGAGGAGAGCATCACGGCTGCCGCTGGTTTTCACCGGCGCGGGCAGGGTGGCGGTGTACTCTTTGATGCAGGCTTTCATGGCCGTAGCGGTATGTTTCGTGCCGTTCTCAATTCGCTGATAAACCTCTGGCAACTGCTCATAAGCTGCGTAGGTTTCATCAACTGATGCACCCAGCGGCAACTGTGCGGGCAGGGTGGCGTTGTACTCATCCAGCAGCTCCTTGATGTCGTCGGCACTCAGCTGCGCTGGCAGGCTGGCATTATGTGCATCGATAAAGGTGCGCAGGGTCGCCGCGGTGGTGAATGCCCCTTCCGGGATCACCGGCTCCACGCTGAACTCCTCATCGAGGTTTTCCGGCTGCAGCGCCAACGCATGCACCAGGTTACCCATATCCAGCACTTTGGAGCCTTCGCGCGGGATGGTCTTGGCGACGTGGCGCGCGTTGAAGTACATCAGGCTGACTCGGGCATCTTTCACCTGGGTGCTGCTGATCCCGTTCGCTGCGTGGTAGACGTTATTCGGCAGACCCTCATAGCGGCCCGGTTCGAAGTACGCCGGGTATTCGGCTACTGGTTCGGCCTGATGCGCTTCTGACTCGATCTGATTCACTTTCGGTATGTTTTGATGCGCAGAATCGTCATCTTGATGCGCATTTGCCGCGTTTTGGTTCACATCGGCCTGTTCCCGGTTAGCCAGGCTCGGCGCGGTCGCGGCCAGAACCTCAGCCGGATTCAGGGCATCTGCTTGCGGATCAACTGCATCAGCGCTTTCGCCTGGTGGTAACGCGTCACCAGCTTCTCCTTCCTGCGGGTTAGTCTCTTCCATCTGCACATCGCTGGTGATCTCCGTTACTGTTTCGGTGTTTTCGACTGCGTTTGAGGGGGTATTGATGACCGGGTCAGTATTTCCACTCATCAGGCCTTCGATAGAGAACACGCCGCCGCCGAGGTTCGCGACCTGCGGCTGGCTGGCGGCAGCACTCACCCACTTAGGCAGGGTCTGCGTTTCTGCTTCATCTTCATCAGCGAGTTTTTTCTCACCGGCTTCTACCCATTTCGGCAATGCTTGTTGCTGCTCGACGGCTTGAGTGTCCTCTTCCGATTCGATGCACGGCAGAGGGAGAAGCTCTGTCGCATGGCAGAAAGCTGCTGTCATTGTCTGGTTGATGTATTCGAGATGAGCAACCGGCGTCAGGTGGATGTTCTCCGGCGCAATGCGTACCAGGTTAAAAATGGCCGCGCGGTTGACCGCCAAAACGCCAGGCTGATTGCGCAGAATTTTGCTCCAGGATTTCCATGGATCTTCTTTGTTCGCGACAATCTCTTTGGCGCGGCGCAAAACACTGGAAGGGATTTCAAAATGGTGGAAATCCATCGGCAGCAGGGCACAGGCGATCTCCAGATCGAGGGTGTCCAGGGTGTGATGCGCATCTGCGCCGCGGTCAGTAACATACCCGCCGTCGGCATTGGTGCCTGCATCTGTGCGCTGCACGTGGTTGATGCGGTTGCCGGCGGCCCATTCGCGCGTCAGGATCCCGCGGTCAATGCTCTCGGTGCTGAACCACGCTTTAAAGAACTGGATGACCACAGACAGCTCTGTGCGTTTTCCTTCAACAGGGAAGATAGCTTTAAGTGCGCTGACCACTTTCCAGATGTCGGGTTCGTACGCTTTCTTGAACGCCTCAACGTTTTCAGCAGCTAGGATCAGGTTCTGGGCATAGCTGTTATCCATATCCAGCTCAAGCTCCAGGATGACTTGCTTTTGCTCTTCATCGACGTGATAGAAATACTGTTTGTCCGCGATAAACTGTGCCAGTACGCGCTGACGGAAAGGCAGGGTGGCAACGGTCGTCAGTACAGGGAGTTTGCGTTCGCGGAACTCTCTCAGCGCATCACAGACTGTTTCTGAGCCGCTTACATCACCAACGATTTCGCCAGTTTCGATATCCACGCCGTCGACGATAGTGGTGTCGGTGCCCTCAACAACTTCTTCGCCTGAATGCGGCTGCTGCGCAGCGCCGGGTATCACGTTCCAGGTGCGCTGGTCTTCTGCCAGGGTGTAGCGCTCGCACCAGGTGTAATCAATCACGCCTTCTTCTGGCAGGTCGTCAACAACAGGCATATCGGTGCGTACAGGCTTGGCGTAGTCCTTACCGCGGCCAGTTTCGATTTCGGCGTCTTCCAGCGCGACATCCAGCTGCAGGTTTGCGCGCGCTGCACTTTTCGCAGTGAACCAAATCACCGCATCTTTCTTGCCAGACTTCTGACTGGCCTTAAGCAGATGGAAAAATTCCATGTCAGATCCTCATTTTTGGATGTAAGATCCCCGGGCCAGAGATAGCGCCCATTGGGTGTGTTTTTGGTTTTGGTATAAATTCCGGTGAAACTTTGGTCGGTGGCACCGGACGTAGACCCCGCCTTGCGCGGGTTTTACGTTAGGCTTCGTGGGCCATCTGGTCGTACGAAGCGCAACGCGTAGAACAGTAATTACGTTGTTCGCGCGCCAGCTGGGCGCCGCGGATGAAGATCAATACGTTTTTAACTTCTTTCCCTTGCTCGATTGAGTTGCTGCAGTATGCGCATTTCGTTGAGTTACACATCTGGGTTCCCCTTCTGCGCCAGCAGATAACAAATACGGCGAACAATCACTCCCACCCAGTTCAGTTTTACGGCCTGCTGCCGTACTGGTTTACGTGCGAAATCAGTCATCGTAGGACTCCAAATCGCCAGAAAGGACACCGCGGATTTTCTGAATCTCGCTGCGAGAAGCATCACGCTGTTGATGCATAAAACGCTTCACAAGTGATAAAGCTTCCATAACAGCCTCTTGCTCCGGGCTCTTCATGTGTTCGGCTGCAGAAATTACAGCGACCCGTGCCAATTCGAGGTTTTCCAACCCAGAGAGAAGCTCAGTTTCGATGTGTGCAAATCCTGCGTATTTAGTTGCCAGTGTCAGTGCGTCTGTCATGTAACCCTCTTTGCCCTTGTCGCCAGGCTGGCGGAACATTTCTTTAACCTGATGCGCGTTAATCACTCCACCTCATCCGACTATTCGTATGCCGTCGGCGGCTACTTCGTGGGCTCCATGCCTGGGTGGTTCGTGGTGCGTCTTGGTGATACTAGTAAATCACCACTTTACTTATTGGTCAAGCGTTGGAGTGATAAAAAGTACAGCAATGCTTTACCAGTGGAGTTTGAAGTATGAAATTGCGTGATTGAAGGCAAAAAAATCCCGACACTAAGGTCGGGATCGAGGAGTCGTGGCTGGGTTTGGGGGCAGTGTTGGTAGGTGAGGGCAAAAAAACCGGCGCGTTGACCGGGCTTTCTTTAAAGTTTTAATGGGGCCTCGGAAGGGTTGGTTTTTGCAACGCTTCTATTATTTTTTCTGCTTGTGGCGCCGGCAATGCCTTTTGTTGAACCTTGCCTGCCAAATATGTTTTAAGATGTACATTAACATATGTTGTATAAAGCCAATCTCGGAAGGTACCCAGTGCTGCGTTGGGATAAATATGAGCCTCCTTCTGCGTTCCTCGGCTCTGAGGGAAGTCCTCTGGATAGTTATGGGCATGTAACATCCTTTCGCCGCAGGTTTGAGCTAGGTTGTTATCTTTCCAAAATTTAGCCCATCGCTGACCAACGCTAATATCAGGTATAGAGTGCGGATCGAGTTTAAACTCACTATTTATCAAGCGAACTGTTAGATCGGCCATCTCGCGGAAAATAGAGAAATAACCAATTGGAATGTTGTCATTAGCGATGATTCTTTGCTGATAAACATTCCAGGAGCTGCTTATCACCGCCTGATTGGGTTGATTATATCCTGATTTTTCATAAATCATGCGCTTAAGCGTATATTCAGCCAAGCGCACAAAGTTATTAACGGCCACCGATCTGTCGAAGTTCGTAGCATCAATTGCGTAGTAGCGCATTATTGCCATACAGATGTAGTCAGGATATGCATGAGTTTCAACGTTTGTACTGTTTACTACTCGAGTATAAAGCCGTTCAACATTGAAATGTCCCTTTTCAGCCAGATATGCAGCTACTTTCTGCCCCCTTGGCTTATGCTTTTCGGTATCCCAGTTCGAAGTAAACAAACGAAGCGGAGCCTCATCAATGCCACATAATTTGGCGAGCCCGTACAGGGTTAAATATGGTGTGCCATCACTCAACACGCCCATAGGGATACCATCTGCAACAACTTCTACCGTCGGGTATAACGACAAATTACCCTGCGATCCGCCATGTGGAAAAGTAGCCATATAGTATTGATTTCCTTGTTTTTTTAACCCCGATCTGGTTCGGCAGCGGCGAAGCCATTTCTTCGTTTAGTATGATGAGATCTGTTTGTCAAAATACTTTCTGACAATCATTTTCCAATGAATAGTTCACCTCAGTCTTCCTGCGACCGAATCCGTCCCTTCATGTACTTCTCATACAACTCATCCAACTCCTTCAGACGAAGCGCAAAGATGCGGAGCATGTTCTGTTGCTCTTCTTCCGGCAGTTGGCGGTAAAGCTCCAGCAGGCGCTGTTCGTCCGGCTTGAGTCCGTCTTTCTCTCCAACGTCCTCACCGAGTAACCATGGCACCGATACGCCAGCTGCGTCTGCAACAGCCAATGCTGATTCTTTGCTGATTTTACCGGTTCGAAACCAGCCGGTTACAGCCTGCTTGCTGACATTAGCAACCCTGGCCATCTCTGTTTTTGAGAAGCCTTTGCCGTTCAATTCAGTCAGCCTAGAAATCAGGCTCTGGTTAGGATCTTTTTTATTCATATAGGGATTGTAAACAATAGCTTTACCAGTTGGTAGGCAGGCGTGTGTTGACTCAATGGTAAATTGGTGCTTTACTTTGCTCACTTAAGGAGGTCCTATGACTGGTATTGAAAATGCAATCCTCCGATCTGGCTCAGCCAGCGCGCTTGGCGCTTTGATCGGAGTTTCAAAAATGGCCGTTTCGCTGTGGCGCCGCAAAGGCATTCCTGCCGAACGAGTGCTGCCAGTGTTTGAGGCAACTGGCGTAACACCCCACGAACTGCGCCCAGATCTCTACCCAAATCCCACTGACGGTTTACCAAAGTAGGAGCGTTAAAAGTGCAAACACGAATTTTTTACCATGATAGCAACCCAGCCCCAGGGCGTGTGACATCGAAATATCAGGAGCTTCCGCGCCAATCATGCAAACTCTCGAACATCCGGGAGGCTGTAAAAGCCTGGAACAGAGCAACGCCCGGAGATGCGCAAAACTACATCTCGCAGCTAGTTGCGAAAGAGTGGTTTGCCAGTGGTGGTCGTGGCCTGTTGCTGGCCGGTTCGGTGCACGGCACCAAAGTTAATTTCTTTCGGATGATTAATAACGCCGGGCCGAAGTATGACAAGTACCTAGAGATGCTGACTCCGGCGATCGTGGCGGTGATGGCTCGCGATAACGAAGCAGTAGCTCGCGAGTTCGGCTTGGTGACGGGAAAAACGAATGAAGAGCTGATCGCAGATGCCATCAAAGAGTGTGGCGAAGCACATCAGGCGAAATTACTGGGTCAGCCAATCCAGCGACTGGAAAAGGAGGTTCGTGAAGCAGCAGAAGCATTATTGCGTTTTCTGCCAACAGACTCCCTCGGCCCGGTTCTGGCGAGCCTGGCAGCGATGGCCCCGGGAGTTATGTGATGACAGATTCTAAAAAGGCGAAAGCCGCGGTGCGCGAACACCAACGGCTTTCTGATGCAAAAACTGAGCGTAATTGCGGAGGTGAGTATGTCAAATACCGCTGAGATATTCAAATTCCCCGTTCCAAAGCAGGAGCAACAGGAGAGCCGCATGGCTGATCTGGAAAATGGCTATCTTCGTTTAGCCAATCAGATCCAGGATGCCCTGTGTATCGTTGAGCTATCCGGGCGTGAGTTCCGGGTACTGAATGCCATCGTTCGGCTGACCTATGGCTGGTCCAAAAAATCAGACAGGATCGCTAACAGTCTCATTGCCGATAAAACGACGCTGAAGGTGAAGCACGTTTCTGAGGCCGTGCTGAGTCTCGCCTATCGGAACATCATCATCCTGCGCCGCATCGGGCAAACCAGATACATAGGGATTAACACCAACCTGGATAAATGGGCTTACACCAAGCCAAATTGTACAAGATGCCCAGTGACTTTCCCGGCTGCTGAAGCTGTCACATGGGTTATCTCGGTCCGTGAAGTCAGTGTCTACAATCCCCAGAAACAGGGATGGTTATCCCTGAAAACAGGGACAGCTATCCCTGAAAACAGGGATGGTAAAAATAACCCTCAAACCATCCCTGAAAACGGGGATGGTTATCCCCGAAAACAGGGAAAGGGATCCCTGAAAACAGGGAACACCAAAGACATTCTTCCAAAGACAAATATAAATACAGATCTAACCCCCTCTAATCCCCCAAGGGGGAAGGTGAAGTTTGACCCGTTGAGTATCCCGGTTCCTGAATGGCTGGATGCGTCGTCCTGGAGGGAGTGGGTTGCCTATCGTCAGCAGTCTGGCAAGGCCATCAAAACTGAGCTGACCGTCATCAAAGCGTTCCGCCTGCTGAAAGAGTGCCTGGACGAAGGTCACGATCCGGTAGCCGTGATCAACACCAGCATCGCAAACGGGTACCAGGGTCTGTTCAAACCAAAATTCGGTCTTAACAACCGCAAGGCGGCCCGGGATGTGAATCACATTTCCCAGCCAGACAAAAAAATTCCAACGGGCTTCAGGGGATAAACATGAAAAACGCAATCGGTACTGGCAGCGCGCTTGAGCGCCTGCGGAAGTTTATCCCGGCCAGCGTGCAGCCAAAATTCAACAGCGTCGCAGAATGGCAGGCATGGCAGCAGGAAGAGGGCCGTAAACACTGCCAGCAAATCGAGAAGCAAAACCAGCGCGCCCGCTCTGAGAAGATTTTTGGTCGTGCCGGAATACAAGCCCTGCACCACAGCTGCTCGTTCGCGAACTACGAAGTGACAGGCCCGGAACAGCGGCAGGCCTACAGCATGGCGAAGAGCTACGCGCAGAACTTTGGCGGAGGCGGATTCGCAAGTTTCGTCTTCAGCGGCGCACCGGGTACCGGAAAGAATCATCTGGCGGCGGCGATCGGCAACCACCTGCTGGCAGCCGGGCACTCCGTTCTGGTGGTGACCATCCCTGACCTGATGCTCCGTGTTCGCGAGTGCTACGACGGCGGACAGTCTGAGTCAGCGCTGCTTAACGACCTGTGTAACGTCGATCTCCTGGTGCTGGACGAAGTAGGCATCCAGCGCGGCTCCAGCGGTGAGAAGGTGATCATCAACCAGGTGATTGACCGTCGGCTCTCCTCGATGCGACCGGTCGGCATCCTCAGCAACCTGAATTACGACGAGCTGGTGGCCACACTCGGCGCGCGCGTCGTGGATCGTCTTCGGATGGACGGTGGTATCTGGGTCAATTTCGACTGGGCAAGCTATCGCGGGAAAGTATCACACCTGCGGGCTGTGAAGTGAGAAGGGAGTGAGTATGCCAAGACCAAAAACTCAACGCGAGCGCACCCTGTTCATCGCCTGGATTATCGAGTTGGTGAAAAAACATGGCCGCGCAACGACAAACGATGTCGTCGCCATTTTCGGCCTGCACCGCACCACAGCCGAGAAATACATCCGGGC